GCCATCTCGATATTTACTTTAGCGATTTCAGGTATTGTACTACCCACCACTGTTCGATCCCAGTAGTTTTGGTCTCTCTACCCTCGAATTGCAACGACTTGGTGTAACCAAGGAAATCGGGCATGTATTCGATAAGTTTCTGGGCTTCTTTTTCAATATTGTCCATAAACTCTGGGATATCCAGCCCTAGTCTGAATTTGTCCCCTTTCATGCAAAAGTCAACGAAACACTCGTTTAGAGGATGATACTTCACATTCTCTATGATCGATAATTGTCTAAGGGCTACTGCCTTAGGACCCCACACCTTTGGGTCATAATAACGCTCTTGTTCACACAAGCGGCCTAAAGCGCGCATCGTTGCGTAAACACCCACACATACTCCATCTTGTCTATACTCGTTGTGGTGCCACCTTCTCAAGTATGTGCAATCATGTTTGCTTACGTATTGCTTGTCTAAGTTCATCCTTAAACCGTGGCTACTATACGTCTGCACTACATCCTCCACACTACAACCTGGATAACTTAGGATTCCATCGTCTCCCAGGCACTGTGAATTTGGGTTTAACTCTTTTCCCTGAGCAAGGGCAGATTCATGCTGTAGAGTACGATGAAGTAATGTCTCATCAGCATTGGTCCCTCCAGAACCTGAACCCATTCCGTGTTTGCCATATCGGACCTTATCCCAATCATAAGCTAGAGGTATGTTATACTTAATTGGGAATACGTTTTTCAACCAGTCTGCGATGTTTTTGTCAGATTCGAATATCTTGAGTAAGATATCATGTGCAACTTTCTGACAGGTGCGGTTAAAATGCTGGTCGAATTTAGAGAAGTCGGTGCAAATTATTTCATTGTCACCTTTGGTATCGAAGAGACGTGTTACTCTTCTGTCCACTGATTCCATGCTAACCCAAGCAGGGACGAGATCGAATCTCTGGAATGATTCGATTAGTGGTTGATACACTGAGAGTTCTGCGATATTGACAGCAAATGGGAACATCCATACTACTCTCTGTTTCACATCATCCCATTCAGGTCCACCTTCTTGTCCTCTCCAACCTAAGACAGCACACGCATCATACGTAGCACCGTTCAAGTATTGAATTATTTCCTCTTCATTTGCTCTGATGTCAAACGGTAGAGTTTGTTTCAACACTCTCTTCCTCTTAGTGAAGTAAGGAGAGCCACTGTTGGTCGACTTCTTCATTAACTCAACAGTTCGGTTTATAGACCTTATTTGCAAGCCAGCAACTTGCTTCCATTCCCTAAGCGTGGCGTCAATCGCTCCTTGTGAGACTGGAATTTGATTCATGGAGATTGAATCATAGTAAGCATCAATATCATCCATTCTTTCCGCAAGCGGTTTCATGATTGATAATGGCCCAACCTTTTCTCTGAGGTCGGATTCAAACTGGTACAATGAAGGCCACTTCTTTTGAATGGCTTTCAGTTCTTTATCCCAGTTTTCGAGAACTTTGGAAATCGGAGTTCCTTTGTAAAATGTAGTACGGTACTCTTCTTGATTACCATTGCGTACATGCTCAAAATAGCCCTTGAGTCCAGGGTTTGGTAATTTAAAGAAATTACTAAAACTTTGTTCTAATTTTGGCATAGAAATTGCCTCCTTT